CAACCAGACGAAGAGAATCAAAATCAAGAAAACAACGTGCCAGTTCCTGACGACGCCGACGAGGATGTGGATGAGGATGACAGTGCCTCGTAACAGGCACCCGCCTCCATGGGCGGTTAGTGCTCCAGGATCAACGAGGACTGATCGTATTTTGTCTGCGATTCGATATGAATTGGTGAAACGACGTTCACATATCGATGCAGATGATGATATGGCGTCTGTGTCTATTATCGTGAAATTGAAAACCAATACCATCGAGCCCAGGCGTGTTTTAGTGCAATTTCAAACAGAATCTGGCTCATCGTAAAAACTAGTTGATTTTCTGCATCCATTTAGTCCATAGTAATGGTTGAGAAAATTTTATCAGGGCTAGTTGGAATAAAAGCTCGAGTCGTCGGAGGTGAGAAGACGACATCTCAATTCTGAAATAGAATTGAAATGTTGTCTTTTTTTTATGTAAATGGAGACATTATATGAGCACACTGGTTGCAAGTCGAACTGAAACAGCCAATGGAACCGCCAGCGTAGGCGTCAGGTCTCCAGCTGATTTGGATGTTAGCACATTTTTATTGAGCGTGACAGCTGCGGCTACTGAAGTTGGGGATAAGCTTAATGTCTACATGCAGTCGTCTCCTGATGGCGGCACGACGTACGATGATTTTCTTCATTTTACAGAAGTTTTAGGTAATGGTGGCGCAGTTAAACATATTGCTATTGTCAATTTTCGAGTTACACCGACCTCGTCTCTTCACACGCCAAATGATGCAGGGTTATCTGTTGGAGTGAATCAAGGCCCAGTGTCGAATTTATGGCGAGCGAAATGGGTCGTCACAGATGCCAGTACAGATAATGCATCTTTTACATTTTCAATTTCTGTGTCCTCGGCAATAGAGTAGTCGGTAATGCCTTTTGGACATAACTGTGAATTTAAAGATTTTGCTGCATGTGTTAAGAAAACAGGAAGTGATCGAATTTGTGGCGCACTAATGCGTGACACAGAACATAAATGCCGACAAAAAAGAGCGGCTCTGGGGAGGGCCATGAAATACGAACATATTGTACAAGCAATGTGTGACTCATCGTGGGCAATTATGCCTTCTAAACTTCAAGCGATGATTGAATTCATCCAATTGAAAGTTGAGGGGATTAATTTATCTCCAGAAAAAATAGCGGATTTAACTACAAATCAACCTTCACTACAGGCACAGATACTAGATACATCTATTAATCCAAGTAACAAATCTACTACTGCTGATAAGGTGGCTGTCTTGCCGGTGCATGGTACTATTGCCCATCGCATGAATATGATGAATTCCATCAGCGGTGGGGTATCTACAGAATCTGTAGGGAATCAATTCAATGCTTTGGCAAATAACCCAGACATCAGTACCATTATCTTAGATTTTGATTCTCCTGGAGGGTCAACCTCTGGTGTTGAAGAATTAAGTAATCAAATATTTGATGCTCGAGATAAAGTCCATATTGTAGCATCGGCAAATTCATTAGCGGCTAGTGCTGCGTATTGGTTGGGATCTCAAGCTCATGAATTTGTGATTACGCCCAGTGGTGAAGTGGGAAGCATTGGAGTCATCGCTGTTCACGAAAGTATTTTTAAAGCAAAAGAAAAAGAAGGACGAGACATTACGATCATTAAAGCTGGTAAATTTAAAGCTGATACATCTCCACTGGAACCATTGTCTGAAGAAGCACATGCTTCTATACAAGAGCGTGTCGATGAACGATACGATGCTTTTGTGTCAGCTGTCTCTCGAGGGAGAGATGTTTCAATACATACTGTGGTTGATCGATTTGGGGAAGGCCGAGTCGTAGGAGCTAAATCAGCTTTAGCGAAAGGAATGGTAGATAAGATTGAAACATTAGATGAAACTATTGCTCGTTTTGTGGGAATGCCGGAATCGAGCAATGAATCGATTAATCCGGTAATAGAGAAGGAGGATAGCAACGTGGGATTTGATATCAGTGCGCTTAACGAAGAGGCTCAAAATCATATTAAGGGGTTGGAAAACCGCATTCATGATCTTGAGACGCAAACACCGGATGAGCCGTCGCCTCAGATTTCTGATGAAGTAATGTCCGCTCTTCCAGATGAAGTAAGGGTTGAGCTTGCTGCTGCGCGTGCAAGAGCTGATGAGGCTGTGGCGAAAGCCGAAGCTGCAGAAGTAATGGCGGCAATTGAGAAGGAATCTCGGATAAAGAGGGAACTGCAAGATAAAGTTGAACGACTGTATTCTTCTCTTCCTGGTACTGTGGCAGAGAAGGCGGATATGTTGGGCGCAATTGAAACATTGAGTGCGTCTGAACAAGACTCTATTAAAGTTCGATTGGCTGCGGGTAATAAAGCCATTGAAACTCTAATGGCATCAGAGGTCGGTGAGACCACTCATGCTGCTGGTTCAACTTATGAAAAGATTGAATCATTGGCGAATGAGTTGATGGAGACTGAGAATATTACGAAAGCGCAAGCTATTCGAAAGATTTCAAAGTCCCATGAGAGTTTGTATACGGAATATGTCGCGGAGAGCCGCCAATCCTTCAAGCAGTAATTACTGATAGGAGTATTTTATTATGGCATGGACAATCCCAGGATTCACTTTTACGAGAGTGGCTGGTGCTGATTTGAGTTCATCTCAGTACTACTACGTAAAGCTCAGTACGACAGATACCGTCATTGCGTGTGCTGCGGCGACCGATGTTCCTATCGGTATTCTGCAGAATGCACCAGCCAGTGGTGCTGAAGCCACTATCATGGTGACGGGTATTTCCAAAGTCAATTCCAATGCGGCATTGTCTATTGGAGATTTGATCGGAACATCAGGTGATGGTCAAGCCGATGCAAAGGTTCCTGGTACCGACACCACTGAATACGTAGTGGGTGTTGTATTGGAATCTAGTTCTGCAGCCGGTGCTTTGGCTACAGCGACGGTGAATTGTTTGAATCCACATCGGGCAGCGTAGGTTGATGCGTCAAGCGACATTGGAATTGCATATGTTGTCCATACGCTTGTCAAAAGGCCTTATTAAAGGATGGGAACGATGGCTTCGTCGCATCGTAGATGAAGATCGAGATCATAATCAAATTGAAGTAGGGAGGATAAAAAATGGGTCAGCCAACCAGAAGTAGTGTGCATGTTGATGCTCTACTTACTAACATCAGCATCGCATATATCCAAGATCGTTCGAAGTATATTGCAACAAAGATTTTTCCGATTATCCCTGTGGACAAGTTGTCTGATGTGTATTTTACATATACAAAGAATGATTGGTTCAGAGATGAAGCGCAACGTCGGGGAGATTCTTCGGAATCGGCGGGCAGCGGGTACAATCTAACAACCGCTTCGTATCAGTGCGATGTCTATGCCTTCCATAAGGACATTGGAGACCAGACGCGCAACAATGCTGATAATCCAATTAATTTGGATAGTGAAGCGACTGAGTTTGTGACCCAGCGGTTGCTGCTTCGGCAGGAGAGAAAGTTTGTTGCCGATGCCTTTACGACAGGTGTCTGGGGAACGGACCGTACTCTATCTGGAACGGATCAATGGAGCGATTTCGTGAACAGTGATCCGAAGGATGATGTGGATACCGCGAAGGAAGCCATTCTCGGCGTTACGGGATTTGCATCTAACACGATGGTTGTCGGGTGGCAGGTATGGCGCCAGTTGAAGAATCATCCCGATTTCCGTGAGCAGATTAAGTACACGTCTGCTGACAACATGACACCAGGTATGGTGGCACGGATGTTGGAAATCGATAACTTCGTTATTGCTAGTTCTATTTACGCAACGAATGATGAAGATGCAACTGCAGCCTATTCATTCAACTTTGGAAAGTCAGCATGGATTGGTTACGTTAATCCCAGTCCAGGGTTGTTGGCTCCAAGCGCTGGTTACACCTTTGCATGGAATGGGGTGTCCGGTACACTGGGTGAGGATGTTGGGATTTCCAGCATCGACATGCCATTGAAGAAGGCTACCCGCATTGAGGGTGAAGTGGCGTTTGACAATAAAATTGTTGCTACTGATTTGGGATATTTCATCAGTGCAGCTGTTGCGTAAACGAGGAGTAATTTATGCATTGCGTGGTTCAGAGACCGTTCAACGGGAATGGTGTGAATTATCAGAGCAATTGGTTGATTGATACTGGTGATTGGCCCATTCGCCGGAGGGACCAACTGATCTCACAACGTTTCATACGGCTTGCCTCCGAGGAGGAGATTGTTTCAGCTTCAGACGCAGAAGAATCTCCACCTCCACGGCAGTCTGCTTCTCGAACTCGTAAGAGAAAGTCAACCGCCAAGAAGCGGAGGTAACGTTCATGGGAGTACAAGGAAAGAATAAAGGTAATTTTATCGTTGGTCGTATGAGCAGCGATAATCTGAATATCGCGTCTGTCACATTGACGAATGCTCAGATTTTGACGGTACGAGCGATCTCCAGTTACCCTTGTTCCTGCTCAGGGTGCGGGGACAGTAATTGAATTTGTCAGTGGGATGCTGTTTCTGGATGCATCAGGTGGTGCCTATACAGAATCAGCTGACAACTTGATTTTCAGATATGTTGATGGGTCTGGACTTGTTGTCTGTGATGACATCGAATGTACTGGATTCATTGATCAAGCCGATGAAATGGCAACTACCATTTCAGCGAAAATTAATGCCATTGCTACCGATGCTCAGTGTGTGAATCAGGCGTTAGTTATTCATGGTTCTGGCAACGGTGAATTTGGTGGCGGTAATTCTGCGAATGATTTGCTTGTTAAAGTGGGATACCGTGTTCATGCGTCAGGGTTCTAATAGAGAACGTCAATGACTTGGACTTATTCGTCGACAGATATTTCTACGGATTTAGCCAAGGTTCGTCTGTTGATTGGAGATACCGCTACAGCTGATCAGCAAATGACTGATGAAGAAATTAATTTCTTCATCGATAATGAGCAAACCATCTATATGGCAGCGTATCGCTGTGCTTT